CATCTCAATGTCTAAAAATCTAACAAATGCAGCAGTTATCGCTTTTGATAACGAAGTTAAACACGAATACCAGGGAATGCAGACTCTTAGGAACTGTGTTTCTCTGCGTACCAATGTAATCGGAGAGTCTTATAAGTTTACCCGTATGGGTAAGGGACTTGCCAATCAGAAAGCCACCCAGGCAGATGTAACACCTATGGATATCAGCCACGCTCGCCAGACTGCCACCATGCAGAACTGGAACGCACCGGAATATACAGATATCTTTGATCAGGCAGAGGTGAACTTTGACGAAAGATCCGAACTGGCCCAGACCATAGCCAAGGCTATAGGTAGACGGGAAGACCAGCTTGTAATTGATGCTCTTGCCGCTCCGACCTTTGCAGCTACAAATGATCAGAATCCAGATACAGGTCTTGTGCTTGATATCTCTGCAACTCGAAACTTTGATTTTGAGGTTGTTAGGAGATCCTCTCAGCATTTCAACGAGATTGAGGCCCCAATGGAAGACAGGTATTTTGTTATTCAGGCTAATGTCCTGAATGAGCTTCTGTCTACTGAGCAGGTAACAAGCTCAGACTATGCTACCATTAAGGCCCTTATGAATGGAGAGGTGAACCAGTGGATGGGCTTTACTTGGAAGGTGATCGGCATAAGAGCTGAAGGTGGGATTCCTGGAGCGACAGGTGATGAGTTTGCGTTTGCATATCACAAGTCATCTCTTGGCCTTGCAATAGGAATCGATATGAAGACCACTATTGACTGGGTAGCCCAGAAAACATCTTGGCTTGCCAATGGTATGTTTAAGGCCGGAGCTATAGCAAGAGAACCTCAGGGCATTGTCAAAGTGATTTATGACGAGACTGCGTAGAAGAATTGGGGTATAGCCTCCTTGGCCTTACCCCAAGGGCTTCTCTCTCCCCCAAGGAGGCTATTTCATTTTAACACTTAATCCTTAAGGAGGATTTAAACATGGCTTTTACACCAGCAACATTTTTACCACTTTCAGCAATGGCAAACAGTGANGCCCCNAGGCANTATACNTACGCTTCNGCAGATGCGTCTGCCACAATGGTAGCAAGTGGGTATTTTGACGCCAAGGCCAACGAGCTCAATGTCAATGACATCATACATGCAGTAGGAGCAACGGGTGGAACTCAGACCCTTACAACTATTCTTATTGATGCTATTACAGCAGGCGTTGTCACTGTAGTGTCATCTGTACAGACTTTATCATAAACCTAATTACCTGGAGGGGCGACTCTCCAGGTCAAAGGGGATATCTTGAGCGCATACCCTGAGACAATCATACCAGCCACAACAAATGGTATTATCAGTATAGAGAAGGGGGCCACTGGTGGCATAACCATCGTGGCTACTGATACCCTTGGTACTGATGAGGCTATCAAGCTTCAGATTACAGCAGATGGGGTGACATGGTATGATATGTATCTTAATGGTATGCTCCAGGAGATTGATGCTAAGCATTCATTAATAAGCTTACATGGCCCTGTTAAGTTTAGGTGTGTTAAAACAGCCACAGTTGAGGCCATTGGTGTGGTTATTTGGCGCACAGAGGTGCAATAGATGACTATCTATAACCCTAGAAATGTCATATTGGAATCGAATGGTGCAGTTCCTGTCAATATTCAGGACCAGCATTCACCTACCGTTGATGCCCTCTTTGCCCAGGCTATCAGCAATTTTACCATATCAGCAGATACGACAGCAGCCACCCCGACCACAGTACCAAATACTTTTACGGCCACGGCTGGGCATGGGATAGTCGCAACGGATGAGATTATCCTCCTAGATGTCGCTCAAAATAGAAGCTTTTCGTCTATAGTCACAAATGTAGCTACGAATGAAATCACGACTGCCAAGCCTTTGGACGATACGTATGCAGCAGCAACCACTTTGGGCAGAATAGTTACCACAAATATGAATGTAGATGGAAGCGTAACCCCTCAGATCTTTTCTGCCAGAGCTGGGACTGTAGAACTGGATATTACAAGAGTGATAATTACAATGATAGCCAGTACTTCCATGGATGACGCTAAATTTGGCGGGATACCTGCCTTAACTAACGGGTTTGCATTCAGGATATTAAACGGTTTTTCAAAGACGATATTCAATTTTCAAACAAATCAGGACATAAAGCAGTTCTGTTATGATGTTGATTATTCTGATAAAGCCCCGGCGGGGTCCTATGGTTTCTCAGCAAGAATATCATTCGCAGGGCAGGATAAGCATGGTGTCACTTTAAGGATTGGTGAAAATGATTATCTTCAATGGTTAGTACAAGACAATTTAACTGCGATGGACAGTGTTAAAGTATCCCTAATGGGCCATGAAGTCACAGACTAAGGAGGCACACCATTCCTACTGACATAGATATAGCAAGCAACGCATTACTACTGATCGGAGATGAGCCTATAAGCTCATTTGCAGACCCAGGAGCAGGGGCCACAGTAGCAGCAGCGATATACCCTGAGAATTATAGACAGGTGTTATCTGAACACCCATGGTCTTTTGCTTTCAAGGAGCAGGTATTGAGCCAGCTTTCCCAGACTCCAGATGACCGCACAGGGTTTAAATATGCATACCAGATGCCTACCGACTTAATCAGACTATGGGCTGTGTTTGAGTGGTCCGAGTATGTGATTATAGGAGATCTGCTGTACTCGAATGAACCATCATTAATGGCGAGATATGTCTACAAAGTAGCTGAGACCTCATTACCTCCTCACTTCGTAGTAGCTTTACAATACAAATTGGCTTCAGACTTTGCAATGTCAGTGACAGAAAGTAACAGTAAATCAGAGCTTTACGAGGCAAAGTATAGGCAGGCATTAAGCCAAGCAAGATCCATTGACTCTCAAGGCAGACCACAGGAATCAATCATAGATTCTCCTTTTGTAGATGTAAGATTTTCAGGAAGGGGGCTGTATAATTTTGGCTGATTTATGGTATCTCCAAAGCAATCTGAATAGAGGCGAACTAGACCCGCTTTTAATAGGTAGAACGGATCTAGCAGCCTATTATAATGGGGTACAGTCCGGTCGAAACGTTCTATGTCTTCCCCAGGGAGGCCTTAAAAAGCGTCCGGGAACTCAATTTTTAGGGGAAGCTTTAGGGGCTGGCAGGTTAGAGAATTTCTCTTTCAACATTGAACAAAACTATCTCTTAGTGTTCACACACCTAAGAATGCAGATATACAAGGAAGGAGTTCTTCAGACTAATATAAACGGATCAGGTAACGACTATTTAACCACCCCTTACAACGAAGATCGTTTGCCTGATATTGACTATATACAATCTGCTGATACGGCGATTATCACGCATCCTAGAATCCCACCACATGTAATCTCAAGGACTTCGGACACCGCCTGGACTATAGGTGATGCCCCGTTGAGTAATTTCCCTCAACATGACTTTAATGACGCTGATAGCCCCACACCTACATCAGAGATACAGACCATCAATTTTGCAAATCGCACTCAGGGAGATAGATACAAGATAGCACTAGAGGGTATTTTAACAGAAGAGTTGACTTTTGCAGGGGATGACACGACCAACGAAGAGAATATAAGGCAAGGTCTACAGAATTTAATCAATACTGGATTTTCTGGAATATCTGTTACCACCACAGCAGCCCTAGACACTTACGAGGTCACGTTTGCGGATGATTCGGCAAAAGACTGGGACTTTATGACAATGACCCCTATCTATTCGGTTAACTCTGCGTTCACTGCTGTAGTTGCCAGAATCCAGGTAGGGTCCGCTAGGGCGCAAGCAGTTTGGGGGATTTCAAGGGGATGGCCGGTATCCTGTACTTTCCATGAGGGGAGGCTGTATTTTGGTGGTTCTGAATCTTTGCCTGCGACACTATGGGGGTCAAGGGTGGGGGATTTCTTTAATTTTGATCAAGGAAGGGCACTCGATGATGAGTCTATCTCTGTAACTCTTGATACCGATCAAGTAAACGCCATTCAGGCTGTTTTCAGCAACAGGACCTTGCAGATATTCACCAGTGGTGGAGAGTTCTATGTACCTGAGTCTCCTATCACACCCACAGGGATAGCGGTAAGCCCACAGAGCAATTTGGGGTGTAAGAGAGTTCGACCAGTTACTATTGACGGTATGACCTTATTCGCTCAAAGAACAGGCCACGCGATAATTCAGTTTATATTCCTGGATGCTGTAAAGGCTAATCAGTCAACCAGTATCTCCGTAACAGCAGCCCATTTGATAGATGATCCTGTTAAAATGGCAGCAAGCAGGGGAACAGAGACGACAGACGCAAACTATGTGTATGTAGTCAATTCTGATGGTTCCATGGCAGTGTACAACACCTTGGCAGCAGAAGAGGTTAGTGGTTTTACACTATGGGAAACAGTTGGAGAAATAAAGAGTGTCGCAGTGGTGGATAATGCAGTTAATCTTTTAGTTGAACGGACCATTGATAGCGCGACAGTCTACCAAATCGAGGTAGAAAACAATGCCCTTAATACTGATGCTTCTGTTTTTGATACTACTAATGATGATGAGATAACAGGATTAGACCATTTGGAAGGTGAAACGGTGTGGGCAAAGGCAGATGATGCCTTTATGGGGGAATATACGGTTTCAGGTGGATCTATTACGCTACCAAGGACTTCAGCGGATAAAGAGGCTGGCTTGGCTTATCTTCCAACTATTGAAACAATGCCTCTTAATATAGATCTGGCCAATGGTCCTAATGCATCAGCCAAGAAGAAAATCGCTAGAATATCTTTGCAAATATTTGAATCTAATGGAATAATAGTCAATGGGCAAAGATTAGCGGATAAAACTATAGCCTTAAATCAGTTTGATGCTCCTGAACCTTTCACTGGATTAAAAAGGATTCATGTCCTTGGTTGGAGCTTAGAGGCCACCGTAACCATAACACAATCAACGCCTATGCCTATGACTATTCTAAATATAGGCACAGAAGTTAAAACTTAGGGGGCTATAATGGCAACAATGGGTCAAGG